CGCAGGGACACAGCCCATGCCCGACCCCACCCCCGATTCTCCCGAGGTCAAGCTCGCGGCGCTGTCGCTCACGCTGCGCGACGCCGAGGGCAAGGTCAACGACCTGACCACCCGGCTGTCTGCCATCGAGGCCGACAAGGCCGACCTCACCACCAAGCTCGCCGCCAGCGAGGCCGAGGTGAAGCGCCTGACCGACGAGGCCAAGACCCGCGCCGACGCCGAACTGGCCCGCGAGGTCGATGAGGCCCACGCGGTCTACAAGACCAAGCGCACCCTCACCGACGCCGACAAGGCCTCGATGCTGGTGCTGGCCCGCGCGGACCTCGGCGCCTTCCGCGCCATGTTCCCGCCCGTGCCGCCCGAGCAGCGCCACCTGCTCACGCAGGTCGCCACGCAGGGCACAGCCGGCGCCGCCCCTGGCCCCGCCGCCTCGGGCGTGGTGCCTCCGGCGACGCCTCCGCCCGCAGGTGGTGGCCAGGGCGCCCGCACGACCGTCGAGATCACCGGCCCCGTGACCCTCCAGTCGCTCACCGACGCGCTCATCCGCGAAGAGAAACTCTCCCTGGCCGACGCGCAGAACAAGGCCGCGCGGCTGCTCAACCTGACCCCTCCCAAGGCCGCCGCTCCCCGGCGCTGAGGCACCCTCATGGCTTCGAACTACAACCAGTTCTCGGCCGCCGCAGTTTCGGGCGGCGACCTTACCTTCAAGAACAACGGCGGCACCGACATCGCCGCCGGCCTCGGCGTGCTGATCGATTCGAGCAACGACCGCGGCATCCTGCTCCCCACCGCTTCGGGCGGCGTGGTCGGCACCATCGGCGTCACCCTCGACGCGATCCCCGCCGGCAAGACCGGTCGCGTGCGCGTCTACGGCACGGCCGTCTGCACCAGCCACGGCGCCGTCACCCGCGGCACCATCCTTCAGATCTCCGACACGACCGCGCACCTCGGGCAGGTGAAGACCTGCGGAGCCGGCGTGGCGCAGCTCGGCGTGGCGCTCAACAGCGCCGACGACGCCAACCCCGTCGAAGTCCTTCTCTTCCTTGCCAAGAACGCCTGAGAGGCCGCGCACCATGGCACCCCAGATCCTCAAGTTTACCGACGAAAAAACCGGCGCCATCTGCGAGATCGACCTCGTGGCGGGTCGGATGCTCAGCCACGGCCGCGACGGTCAGACCGTCGAGACCAAGGTGGAGGAGATGGGCGATGGCGAATTCCGCTCGTCGCTCAGCCGCTACGCCTCCGACATCGACCGCCGCATGGCGATGGCCTCGGTCGCCGCCCACAACAAGACGCACCTGATGGACCTCGGCATCGCCGACGTGCAGCAGGCCGCGCCGCTGCCGAACTACGCCGCCGGCTACCGCCACGCCGACGGCGTGGCCGAGATGGTCTCCCCCATCGTCCGGGCCAACCAGCCGAGCGCGAAATACTACACCTGGGACAAGGACGACGCCTTCCAGGGGGTCGACGGCCTCGAAGCCTCCCCGGGCGGCAACGTGAAGGAGATCAGCCCTCGGGTCTCCAACAGCACCTTCACCTGCCAGCAGTTCGCCCTCAGCGCTTTCGTGCCGACCGAGGTGCAGGCCGCGGCCGACGCCCCGCTGCGTCCGTTCCAGGCGGCGATCCGCCGCGTGATGACCGGCATCCACATCGCCCGCGAGGTGCGTGTGCAAGCGCTGCTCGGCACGGCTGGCTCCTACGCCACCGCGCAGAAGGTCACCGTGGCCCCGGGCGCCAAGTGGAACGGCGGCGCCACCAGCGATCCGCTGAGCGACCTGCATCAGATCATCGAGAACGCGCTGATGGAGCCCACGGGCATCGTCATGTCGCGCCGGGTGTACAACAACTTCGTCCGCAACCCCGCGGTGCAGAAGTTCATCGCCTTCAAGGGCAACGCCGCGCCCATCCCCGACCCCAAGGCGATGGCCGCCCTGCTGGAGCTGCCGCCCATCTTCGTCGCCAAGATGAAGCGCAAGTCCCCCACCGCGGGGACCTACGACTACATCTGGGGCAACGACGTGGTGCTGTTCCACAACGCTGCCGAGATCCCCGCCGACGGCCAGGACATCTCCTCGTCCTACACCTTCCGCTGGACCGGCGCCTCGGCGCAGGACGGCCAGGCGCAGGACGGGATGCTGGTGCGCGTGTTCTTCGACCAGAACCGCGGCCCTGCCGGCGGGACCAAGGTGGTGGTCAGCCACCACGACGCCGAGATCCTGACCAGCGCGCTGGTCGGCGGCATGGTCGTCGGCGCCTACCAGTGAGGGGCACATGGCCGCAAAGCAAGACGGCCAGGAGCCCGGCTGGACGGGGCACTGCCGCTACTTCCTCGGCGCCCTGACGCCCCACGACAGCAACGCCTACGACCCCCCGATCCGGCTGCTCCGCTGCACCGCACCGGGGACCGTGGTGTTCGTGCTCGACGGCGACACCGACGGCGCTGGCACCCGCGTCAGCCGCGCCATGGTCGCGGGCGACGAGATCTCGACGCTGGCCATCAAGCTCGTCCGGAGCACCGGCACGAGCGGCACCTACGAAGGCTACCGCTAGCCATGGCTTACCTCACCCAGGCGGACCTTGAAGCCCGCATGGGGGTGCCCAAGGTGCTGGCGCTCTACGACGACACCAACTCGGGGAGCGTCAACACCACGGCGCTCGGCGTCATCCTCCAGACGGCGAGCGACCTCGTGGATGGGACCATTGCGCGGTCCTACACGGGGACCTTCCCGATGGCCTCGCCACAGCCCGTGCTCGTGAAGGAAGCGGCGATGCTCTACGCCCAGGCGCTGAGCATCGAGCGCAAGCCTGAACTGATCTCGCGCGACGACGACTCTTTTCCGATGAAACTGCGCAAGCAGGCGGACACGCTATGCGAGCGCATCGCCTCGGGCCTGAGCCGTCTGGTGGATGCCCCGCCCCCCACGGCGGGCGTCAACCTCACGGGCGGACTGGTGTTTATCGATGGGCCTCGGCTCATCAGTACCAACCCCGACGGCACCTCGAACATGGGCGACCTCTGATGAGCGCCGTCGGCGTCATCATCGACGACAGCGACCTGCGCCGGGCGATGACGGCCTTTCAGGTCGCGCTCAGCACGGGCAGCAAGGCCGCCTTGACCGACGAGGCCGAGGCGACGCGCGCTCGCATCGTCGATGGTCGCTACTGGACCAACCGCCGGGCCAACGGTGGGACCGCGGCGTCCTTCAAGGTCACCCCCGAGATCGAGTCGCTTCAGGTCTCGCTCGGGTCGTCGTCCAAGGTCGCGCGCTTCCTCGACGGTGGCACCAAGGCCCACCGCATCGTCCCCAAGCGCAAGGCAGCGTTGGCCTTCCTGGCCAACGGCGCCCGGGTCGTCCGCCGAGGGGTCAAGCACCCTGGCACCAAGGCGCTGCGGTTCATCGAACTCGAAGCCGCCATCGCCGAGCCTCGTGCCCAGGCGGGCGTCGAGCAAGCGGCCGAGCGGGCCGCGGTCAGCGCAGGGCTTGACTGACCATGGTCTCGATCGTCACCCGACAGGGCAAGCTCAAACTGGCTTCGGGTCAGATTGCGTGGGCCAGCGCCACCCTCAAGTTGATGCTTGTCACCCCGGCGTACGTGCCGGACGAGACCCACAGCACCCCGGCCGATGCCAGTGCCTACGAACTGACGGGCACCGGTTACACGGGCGGCTACGGTGGCTCAGGCCGCAAGACCCTGGCCAGCAAGACCGCCGCCCTTGACAGCGACGGGCGTGTGGTCTTCGACGCAGCCGACCTCGCCTGGACCGGCATCAATGCGGGCACCGTGGGCTACGTGCTCGTGATCCAAGAGACCGGCGGCACCGACGCGAGCAGCGTCCTCATCGCCGCCCTGGCCTACCCGGTCACCACGACCGACGGCAGCACGCTCGACGTGACCTGGCCGTCCACCGGCCTCTTTTACCTCGCCTAGTCGGATGACCAGCCCCACAAGCGCCAGCGCGTCTTTCGGGACGCAAGGCCCCAGCGCGCCCGCTGCCCCTGAGCGCCGGTTGCGCATGGGCGGGCTCACGGGCCCGGTCGAGGCTCCGGTCACGGCCGGCAGTCTCCTCGCGCACTGCGACCCCTTCCTGGCGTCCGCGCTGCCCTACTGGCAGCACGTCATCAACCACTACCTGAGCCGCGCGTACGTGGCGGCTCTGGCCTGGCAGGGCACCCCCGCCACCGAGCAGGCGTGTGTCGACACGCTCCCCCTCGACCCGGCGCCCTACCTCGCCCCCATCCTGCTCCGGCTGCCGTTCCTCGCCTGCTACCCGGTCTCGGGCCGGGGCGGCGAGCGCACGCTGCACAAGAGCAAGACCAACGCCCTTTACCGCATCGTCTACGCGCTCCCCTCCGGGCTCACGCTCGACCAGCACCGCCGGCTTCACCCGATCCTGCGCGCTGCCGTCGACCTGCTCACGCTCGCCTGCGACGAAGGTGGGCTGGATAGCTACCAGAGCGGCGAGCGGATCTGGGCCACGGCCGGCGTGGACCGAGTGGCTATCACCGCGTGGACGATCGGCGCCTACGCCGAGGGCGAGACCCTCACGGGCGTCATCCCGGCCCTGCAAGCCGACGTCGAGATCGAGTCCAGCGAGCGCTGGGATTCGGCCTCGGCGCTGCCCTTCTGGGCCGAAACCCTAACGCTTACGACCACCGATGATGCGGGCGACGAAGCCACGCTCGTCGAAGCCGAGACGACGATTCTATGACCCCTTCTTCGCTTGAATGGGCGTTCTGCGCCGTCGATGGCGTCAACGTCCAGTGCCCTCGTGCGCTCGAAAACGGCGTATCGCGCAAGGTTGGTAAGACCTACGACCCGAGTGCGCGGGTCCACCTCGACGGCTATGCGCTGGCCGAGCCCACCCGCTACAGCCTCTCCAAGAAGGAGGCGGCGGGGCTGCGGGCTTTCTTCGCCAAGGCGCTGCGCGCGGGCCACCTCCTGCCCGCCGACGCCTCGACCGCTGCCGCCTTCGGCCTCCCCTTTGCTCCTGCCGCGGCCCCTGCCGCTCCGGTGACCTCCGATGGCTGACTCGCTTGCTCTGAACCTGACCGGCTTCGACAGCAGCAACCCGATCCCCCAGATCGCGGCCGAGCTGCGCTTTGCCCAGGGCGAGACCGCGGGCGACCTCGGGCCGAAGCGGGTGCTGATCCTCGGGCCGAAGACCTCCAGCGGCAGCATCACCGCCGATACCCAGGTGGTCGGCCCCCTCAGCGATGAGGCGGACTTCATCACCTACGCGGGCGCTGGTTCGCCTGCGCACCGCATGGCGCGCGGCTTCTTGGCGAACAACAAGTCGAGCGAGGTCTGGCTGCTGTGCCCGACGGCGGCCACCGGCTCGGCTGCCGTCGACAAGATCGTCCTCGCCACGACCGCCGCCGCCAACGGCGTGCTCAGCGTGTGGATCTGCGGCGAGCAGATCGATGTGCCGATCACGACCGGCGACACCGCCACGGTCATCGGCGCCAACCTTGCCCAGGCCATCAACAACCGCACGTGGCTGCCGCTGACCGGCAGCAACAGCAGCGGCACGGTGACCATCACCGGCAAGATCGCCGGGGTCATCCTCAACAGCGTCCGCATCCGCGCCAAGATCACCGGCACGGGCGTCGCCACCACGGTCAATTTCACCGCCGACACCGCCTTCGGTGCCTCGGGCGAGTCCGGTGCTGCCATCGGCGTCGGGGTCATCGACCTGACCGCCGCGCTGGCGACGCTCTTGCCGCGCAAGTTCGACACCATCCTCTGCTCCGAGCAGAGCGCCACCGCCATCGATGCGCTGCTCGATCAGGTCTACGTCCAGGCTGAGCCCTCGACCGGGTTCCGGCAGAAGGTCTACGTGGGCGGCGCGCTCACGCCCTCGGCTGCGGCGACGCTGGCCTCGGGCACGAGCATGAACCGGGCGAGGGCCGACCTCATCAACGCCGAGGAGTGCCCGCAAGAGCACTACCTGCTCTGCGCCATCGTGGCCGGCGCTTACCTCAAGTTCAACAGCTCGGACCCGAGCTACAGCTTCGACGGTTTCGGCACCAAGAGCGGCCAGAACCTCGTGGGGCTCAGCCGGCCCTACAGCGATGGCGCTCTGCCGACGACCACCGAACTCAAGTCGATGCTCAATCAGGGGGTCACCCCCCTGAGTTACACGGACGGTGGCCAGCCCTTCATCGTCCGCGCTGTCACCACGCAGTGCAAGAGCGGCTCGAACTTCGACTACCGCGTCCGCGACGCGCACATCGTGACCGTGGGCGACCGCTTCACGGCCGACGCCGTGGCCAAACTCGCCGCCTCGCCCTGGACCAAGATCACCCGCGACCCCGTGGGCTCGGCCAAAGAGCCGGGGCCCGAGTTCGCGACGCCGCGCCGGGTCAAGGCGATGTACGAGCAACTGCTCAGCGACTACGCCTCGAACGGCTGGATCGACCCGGCCAAGCTGGCGACCGCCATCGAGGGCACCCAGGTCGGCCAAGATCCGATCGTGCCCAGCCGCATGAACAGCAGCATCCCGCTGTACAGCGCCATCCTGCTCCACCAGCACGCGCTGCTGGTCAAGGAGTCGTCCGCCGCTGCTTGAGCGCGTGAGGCTCGGCCCCTCGGCCTGAGCCCGCGCTCACTTTCACCTTCGCTTCCTTCGCTTCCCTTCGTGGCCCGGTGCGTGTCGTCCCTCTGACGCTCGTGCCGGGCCGCTTTGCTTTCCGGAGAACGCCACCATGGCATCGCTTCAGACGTACGAGCGCGGTGCGCTGTTCGTCGACAACAAACTTCTGGTCGAGTGCCAGAGCATCGACGTCGACCTCGACCCGAAGCTCAACGAGATCATGACCCAGCAGAAAGGCTTCGCTGGGGTCAGCCCCGGCAGCGAGACCACCAAGATCTCGGTCAAAGAAGCCTTCCCGCGGGCAGGCACCGACATCGACGCGATCAGCGTGATGCAGGGCGTTGAGATCGTTGAGATTGTGCTCTTTGCCGGGTCGAAGAAGCACAAGGCCAAGGGCTACATCAGCAGCATCAAGATGGGCTTCGGCGCCGACCGCGCTGCCGAGTTTGCCTTCGACATGATCTGCGGCCCGATCGAAGTGAGCACCTGATCGTGAGCGGCGGACCCCCCAAAGACCTGCGCGTGGGCGAGACCATGGCGCGGATCATTACCCGCGGTCGCATCCCCTGGGCGACGGTCGACTTCCCGCGCTACGACGAGAACAACGAGCCGGTGGCCAAGGTCTACCTGCGCCCACTCACGCAGGCGGAGCAGGATGAGGCCAGGGCCAACGCCGCCCTCTACCTCCAGCAGGCCTTCGACAAGCGGCGCACCGACGCGCGCTGGAAGCCCGAAGAGCTAGAAGATAACGCGGTCATCGCTGAGATCCTGGCCATCGCCTGCCGGGAGGTCTCCGATCCGGAGAAGCCTTTCTTCCCCTACGGCGTGGCCGAGACCCGGCAGTGCACGACCGACGAACTGGCGATGCTCTTCCAGTCGTACAACGCGGTGCGGGAGAAGGCGTACCCGACGCTTCGCGACATGACCGAAGCCGAGATGTATGCGTGGGTCCGCGTTCTTGAGGAGGACGCGGAGCAATTCCCTTTTACCCGAATCTCGCGGTCGAAGCTGGAAGCGTTCTGCGTGTGGGCCGCGAAGTCCTTGGTCTCCCTGGCCCAGCAGCACGATGGCATGACATCGACATCCTCGCCTGCATTGCCCTCTTGAACGTCGGCTACCGCCGCACCGCCCGCTCTGCTTAGTCCATGGCCTCCGTCAAGATTGACTTCCGCATCGCGGGCATCGACGAGGTACGCAAGGCCTTTGCGAGCATCGGCGTCCAGGCCCAGCGCTCCGCCGGCCAAGCGTCGCGAGCGCAGGCGCAGGGGCAGCGTGAGTCCACGGCCGCCGCCCGAGCCGCCGCTGCTGAGCAGAAGAAGATCGCTCGCGAGCAAGCTGCCGACGCCAAGCGCATCAACCGCGAGAAACTGGCTGAGGAGAAGAAGACGGCGCGCGAGACTGCCGCTGAACAGAAGCGCCAGGCGCGCGAGACTGCCGCTGCGCAGCGCCAGCAGTCCAGGGACGTCCTGGCTGTCGCGCGGGCAACCACTCGCGAGAAAGAGGCCGAGGCACGCAAGGCGGAGCAGACGTTGCGCAGTTGGATGCGCAAGACCACCCAAG